GTGAGAAAACATTTACCATTCTTCGCTGTCAAAACGAAAAATGGCCGTTGAGCAGGTTGACAGACCGTACACAAGAACGGCGAACCCGAAGGTTCCCTGCCCAACGACCAAAAGGAGATCGTAAGGATGGACATAAAAAAACCGCCAATCTTTAATTAAAAGAGGGCGGGTGTCCTCTTGTGCGTCGGGCTGTCAAACCCGGTTACTGGTATTCCAGCAACAAAAAGGAGCCTACCCGACCTTATAATTAAAGTCAAATAGTTTTTTTATGGTTTTTATTGTCAAAAACAAATACAAATAACAAGAAGCATTTATAGCAGTTAAACTAAAAACAAAAGGAGCGTAAAAACGAAATGAAAACAATGGTTAAAATAATATTGCTGATAAGTATATCCTGGCTTACGGGCTGTGCTGGTGGTCCATATGTGGGTAGTCTGGATTACTCCCAAGTCTCAGGATTAAACACTACAGCATCACTACAAAACAAATCCCTGACAGTCGCCCCTTTTAAAGATTCGCGTGTTGATTATCCTGAGAGTGATAAAAGGATAGGTCGGCTTGTCGGTGGTTTTGGAGAAACACTCCAAGCAATAGACATACAAGAATCTCTTTCACTGGCCGTTGGTGATACGGTTTCTGAATTCTTAAAGGATGCTGGATACAATACTGACAAAACCAGCAAGCTAACTCTATCCGGTGATATTGTTCAATTTTATACAATGTTTCACTTTGCCCATAAAGTTGCAATAGAGATAAACCTCACTCTTACCGATAACGATACCAAGAAAGAAGTATGGAAAGGAACAGCCTCCAGTTACTTCGGGGGATCGTTGTTTGATCGGTACCCTACGTTAAAGGACGATATTGACTGTGGTTTTGGTTATAGTTGTCACTCCAAAGGTATCAATGTCGCAATGAATAAAATGTTAACAGAGGCATTGGTTGATGCCTGGAAAAATGGTGGATTGAGTGACGCCATAAAAAATTACAACCTCTAAACACAACTCTATATTAATTCACCAGTAGTTAATTATCAAGGGTAATAACAATATTAACAACGAATAATTAAACTAAAAGTAGATTGTTATTTGCAAAAGTAATACTAACAGTTTATTATTACCATTATATGACCAACAAAACACCCCCGACAAGGATCAAGCGGCACTCGCCAGCCTCAAAGTTACAAGGAAGTAAAAAAGCTATTCTGGAGGCTTTTGAGGCTGCCCTTGATCGTGCCACGATGAATTGTGGTGAGGGTGATGTTTTAACAGTTACGGCAACAACTCAAATAATGAACAAGGGGTTTTCAAATGCTGAAGTAAAAACGCTTAATCTGATTAATATTATTTAGTTTAAACCGGTTACGGAGTATTGCCCCCGCGAGTTCACCGGGGATTCGATATAACGCCCGATTGGTATCTTTTGATACTGGTCGGGCGTTTTTGTTTTTAGGAGAGGATGAAGCTCACAGCCAAACAAAAACGCTTTTGTGATGAGTACCTAGTCGATTTAAACGCAACCCAGGCGGCAATACGTGCCAAGTACAGCGAAAGATCTGCTTACTCACAGGGCCAGCGGTTGTTGAAGAATGATGAAGTTGACACTTACCTTGCCGAGCTGATGGCCAAGAGGTCAAAGAAAGTCAAGGTTGATGCTGATTATGTGCTGAACAGGTTGGTGGATATCGACCAAATGGATGTCTTGGACATCCTGGACGAAGACGGATCGATCAAGGATATCAGCCGGTGGCCGAAAGTTTGGCGTCAGTTTCTTTCAGGTATTGACGTTTCAGAATTGTTCGAGGGGAAAGGCAACGAACGAAAGATGATCGGGATCATGAAGAAAATCAAGTGGCCTGACAAAGTTAAAAACCTTGAAATGATTGGCAAGCATATCGGCGTTGGTGCTTTCAAGGAAGTCAGGGAGAACAAACATTCATTTCTTGATGAGAATGGAAAACCCATGACACTGAAAGCCAGAGTTACTTTCGTTCTTCCTGGTGAGGTTGAAAAATGACAGGAAAAAAAATAAGCGCCCTCTGTTACGAACACGCTGGCGGTGATTACTACACCATGTTGACGCCTTATGGCTGGACCCCGGTGATGTTTGTCCATGATGGTTTGGGTTTCACTGTGTCTTGGTATGAGCATTGAGGGTGGCTGACAAATGAACGAAAAGGACACCAACGAATTTATACTTGATCTGAAGCTCCCAGGAAAGCTGGTTCCAGTTTTCACAGGTGAGGCCAGGTATCGAGGCGCGTATGGTGGCCGTGGTTCAGCTAAATCATGGAGCTTTGCGGATATGGCATTGCTTCGGGCCTACTCTTCTAAGACAAGGATCCTTTGTACCAGGGAGCTGCAAAACAGTATTAAGGCCTCAGTGCTGCAGATCCTAATTGATCGTCTCGAGGCCCATGGATTGGGGGACTTCTTCGACTATGGGGAATCTTACCTTCGGTCAATACTATTCGACGAGCATTTTTTATTCAAAGGATTGCGCCACAATTACCGGGAAATCAAGTCAACAGAGGGAATTGATATCTGTTGGGTCGAAGAAGCGGAGACAACAAGCGAAGAATCATTCCGGGTTTTACTGCCAACTGTTCGTAAGCCTGGCTCGGAAATATGGCTCACTTGGAATAGCGAAAGCCATGACGCACCAATTCACAAGCGTTTTGTCATGGATCCACCAGACAATGCAAAGATAGTGAAGATGAACTATGTGGATAATCCGTGGTTCCCTGAAGAGTTGGAGCAAGAACGACTTGCAGATCAAAAGCGCGACCCGGATGTATATGCCCATGTTTGGGAAGGTGAATGTTTAACCAGGACAGATGCTCAAGTATTAGGGGGGAAATGGCGTGTTGCAGATTTCAAGATGCCTGCAGAGGTGGATGGTGGGCCTTATTACGGGTGCGATTGGGGGTTCTCGTCTGACCCACTCGCCCTTGTGCGGTGTTTCATCAACGGCAACCGCCTGTACATTGATTACGAGGCAGGCGAGAAGGGTATCGAGATCAAAGATACACCGGCTACCTTCGATGAGATACCAGGGATAAAAAAGCACATGGTCCGGGCTGATAATGCTCGGCCTGAACTTATATCCCACATGCAGACAGAAGGATATCGGTGTGTTGGTGCTGATAAATGGCCTGGAAGTGTTGAGGACGGGATTACCCACCTCAGAAGTTACGACGAGATCATCATCCATGAGCGATGTGTCAAGGTGGCGAAAGAGGCCAGGCTATGGTCGTACAAGATCGATAAGCAGACCGGAGATATCCTCCCGGTCCTGATTGACGCCAATAATCATTGGATGGACGGCGTACGTTACGCCCTGGCTCCCATCATCAGGAAGAAAAAGTTTACCGGTCGTGCAGCCTATGCCGGTCAATTCAATGAAATCCTCCACGTTTCCCTTGATGAATTGTGGCCAATCAAAGGTCATGGCCTGGTCATAGGGTTCGCAGCCAAACAAACCACACAGTGTGCAGTTATCGCCCAGGTCAACATTTCCGGGCAATTACGGATCATCGAAGAAGTGATAGTACGGAACTCAGGTGTCAGCCAGTTTGCTACATCTGTACTGCAGCCATTATTGAGAGGGAAATACCGTGGCTGTCATTACGAGATCGTTTCATTCAAGGCGGCTTCTTCCTCCAGGACCACAGACAATGACGCAAATTTGATAATTGACGAGATCGAAGAAGCAGGGCTCACCATTGAATCAGTAGACTCGGACCTTTTAGGCAGGAGAATGGAAGCGGTTCGTTGGTACTTCAATCAGCTTTCAGGTGGTCGCCCGGCAATAACTATTTCCCCGTCATGCACAGTTCTTCGTGATGGATTGGCAGGCGGGTATCAGTTCAGACAGATGGAAATCCAGGGTACCGATGATATCCGCTACAGCGATAAGCCAGATGATAATCAGTACGTACTCCCCAACCAGGCCCTTCAATATATTTGCCAGTTTCAGCGTGGTGAATTCGAGAGCAATAAAATTCAGCCGGTCGTTTCCGGGTATAGGACGTACACATGATTGAGGAAAGAGATACCGAATACGACCAGGACAGAGTTGAAATGGTTGCAGATATCCAGGGCTTTGAAGTCGAGGAATCTGAAGAGGAACGTGAGCAGGCTGCAATAAGAGAATGGGAAGAGAAACTTCAGTTGTTTGGCAATGGTGTTGAAGCAGAGGCGCAAGAATTTGAGCGTCATAGGATGCCGGTTGAACTTCGTATGCTTGAAGACATCAGACAGTACAACGGTGTTCAAGATGATTCAACAAAGCGAATAAAAAAACCAGACAATACGGGATCGGGCTTAAACGTCAACATTACACGGAAGAAGACCAATGCAGCAGAGGCCAGGCTTTCGGATATGCTTTTCCCTACTGACGAGAAAAATTGGGCTCTTGATCCTTCTCCCGTTCCTACACTTGCCATAAAAGGACCTGTTGAAGCAGAAGCACAGCCACAGCCAGCACCACAGCCAGAACAATTACCAGCACCAATGGGGCAGCCACCACAACCAGGGCAAGCAGTAGAAATGGGGCAGCCTACAGCAATGCCAGCGGACCCCGCAGCAATGCAAATGCAACCAATGCCAGCAGATCCAGCGCAGCCTGAAGCAGAACTACTCTCCGAAAAAGAAGTAGCAGAACGTAACGCAAAAGAACGTGCTGAGTTGATGGAAAAGGAAATCGATGACCAGCTAACAGAGTGCAACTACCAGGCGTCAGGCCGTGAAGCTATTCGATACGGCTGTTTGCTTGGAACGGGAGTGATGAAGGGGCCGGTACTTCTCGGGAAAGGTCGTAGGGCATGGATAGAGAAAAAGGATGATGAGGAAAATGTTGCATACGTCCTGCAAGACATGGAAGACAACCGACCAGGCTTTGAACTGGTACCAACGTGGGATTTCTTTCCTACAATGTCAGCAACCAGGATTGAAGACAGCGATATAAACTTTCAGCGCCACTGGATGACACGGCGGGATCTTATACGCCTGGCGAAGCGTGATGATTTCATGAAAAATCAGATACGCCGGGTACTTCAGCAATCACCGAACCGAGTGGCACCTGATTATTTAACAGAGCTCCGGAATATGTCAGACATTTCCGCAGTAGGCGACGAAAAACGATATGTGGTCTGGGAAAGGCATGGACCAGTAGATGTAATAGACCTGCAGGCGTGTGGAGCAATTGACCACGAAGCAGAGGTTGACGAGCTGGAAGAATACCAAGGCGTGGTTTGGGTATGCCAGGGGATTGTTATAAAAGCCGCCGTTAATCCCATGGACACAGAAGACCAGCCATTCAGCGTATTCAACTTCGAGCGCGATGATAGTTGCATATTTGGCTATGGCGTTCCGTATCTGACAAGGGAAGCACAGAAAGTTGTTACCCAATCGTGGCGAATGATAATGGACAACGCCGGGCTATCTGTTGGTGGTCAGATCATAATCAACAAATCCATCATCGAACCGGCACCGGCTGCAGACGGTACTATTTCATGGGACATAACACCGCTCAAACAATGGCTGATGAAGGATAAGAACTCAAAGGCACAAGACGCTTTTCATGTGTTCGAGTTCCCTAATCACCAGAACGAACTGGCCGCTATCTTCAACATGGCAAGACAGATGGCAGACGAAGAAAGCGGAATTCCACCAGTAGCGGAAGGGGAATCAGGACCAACACAGACGCAAACGGCACACGGTATGGAAATGCTGATGAACAACCATAATATCGTTATGCGCCGGGCCGTCAAGAATTGGGACGATAACATCACAATTCCTAATATTACCAGGGCCTATGACTGGAATATGCAGAACAACCCGAGAAACGATATCAAGGGCGATTTTTCCCCACAGGCGAAAGGATCAACGGCTTTACTGCAGAAGGAAACGCAATCAAGAAACATGCTGAACCTGGTTAACTTCCTCATGACGCCCGCTTTTGCCGGTTGGGTGAATGTCGAGGAAACAATCAAGAAGTTGGTCACATCCATGCAGCATGATCCAAATGAACTGATCAAGACCAAAGCAGAATACGACAAGTTCATGAAAGAGCAGCAGGAAGCGCAAGCAGCACAGCCGCAGCCTGGAAACAATAGCCTGGAAGTTCAGAAGATGAAGAACGACCTGGCTTATAAGCTCCACCAAGAAAAACTACAGGAGTCTGCAGCCGACAGGCAGTTTAAAGCCATGCTTGCAGATAGTGCCAGGGAAACAGAAATGTTGAAGCTGGCACAGGTTAAGGAGATTTCTCTTAGCAAGATTGCCGGGGACTTACAAAAGATCCATGAAAAGAGCAAGGCCGATAGAACGCTAATGGCTGATGAATTCAAGGTCAAACTTGAAACTGGATCGGGGCTTTAATCATGCAAGCGTTCATGGAGACAGTATATCGGCCTGTTTCCACGAAGGCTGAAAGGGATCCTTTTAAATTCACAAAGACAGACGCAGAAGTAAAAGCCCACTTTGCACTGGTGGACGAAATAAGCAGGAGACAAGTTGATGAGCGGAAGCGGGAACATATACGGGCCACCACCAAAGATGATGCTGAATGAAGAACAACGGTCGAAGCTCATTGACGCACTTGCCAGGGACGATAACCACCAATTCAAGGTTGATCGTGATGGGGCCACATGGAAGGCAGTTAAGCAGGAAATCGAACGACTGAAAGAGACGGACTATCAATCCACTCTCAGGAATAGAAAAACAGACCACGGACAAACCCAGTACGCAAGAGGGGCGCTCGATGCCCTTGATAGC